CAGTTTCCTGACGTATTTCCAGACCATAACCTATCAGAAAAAGAAATATCTTTTAGAGCTGGTCAACTATCTATTATTAGATTACTTAAACAACAACTATCCGATTAATATTATGTGCGGTTCACTTATTAGTTCAATCTTTGGCGGTGGAAGTAGAAATACACCACCACCACCTACACCAGCTCCACCTACACCACCCCCAGCACCTCAAGCAGTACAACGTGCTCCTGTTGAAGCACCACAAACACCTACTCCTAGTCCTGTAACTGAAGATGAGACTAAGCGTAAAGCTAAAGTAACGGCTAAGAAAGTACAGAAGAAGAAGAGATCAGCAGGTACTTCACAGCTACAAACTAAGAAACCAGCTGAAGGTGGTCTTCAAGGTATCAACACACCTCAAGGTATTAACACAGGTGCTGCTACTCCTCCAACAACTCCTAAACAATAATGGCACACGCACGGAACGAGTATAATAAATTACGAACTAACCGTGACCAGTTTCTTAATATTGCTTACGATTGTGCGGAATTAACTATTCCCACATTGCTTATGAGGGATGAAAACCCAGCTCATTACACACAGTTTAAAACACCGTGGCAATCAGTTGGGGCTAAGGGTGTAGTTACATTGAGTTCTAAACTCATGTTAGGATTACTCCCTCCTTCTACAAGTTTCTTTAAACTACAATTAGATGACTCTAAGTTAGGAATAGAGATACCACCAGAAGCAAAGAGCGAGATGGATCTTAGCTTTGCAAAGATTGAACGTATGATTATGGAGAGCATTGCTGCTTCCACTGATAGAGTTCAAATCTTTTCAGCTATTAAACATCTTGTAGTAACAGGTAACGCTTTAATTTACATGGGTAAAGAGGGTATGAAAATGTATCCTCTTAATCGTTATGTAGTTGATAGAGATGGTAACGGTAACGTAATTAAAATTATTACAAGAGAAAAGGTTAACAGAGATCAATTAGGGATGGTTAAAGAATTACTTAACAACCCTAACAAAAACGATAGTGAACATGAAAAGGATGTTAGTGTTTACACTTGTGTTAAACTAACACCAAAAGGGTGGATCTGGTACCAAGAAGTTAATGATATATTAATTCCTGGAAGTGAAGGTAAAGCACCTAAAGATAAAAGTCCTTTCCTCCCTCTACGTTTTGTTACTGTAGATGGTGAGGATTATGGACGTTCAAGGGTTGAAGAATTTCTTGGTGATCTTAAATCTTTAGAAGCATTAATGCAAGCTCTCGTTGAGGGTAGTGCAGCCGCAGCTAAAGTTATCTTTACAGTCTCACCTTCTAGTGTAACTAAGCCACAGGCATTAGCACAAGCTGGTAATGGTGCTATCATACAAGGTAGGCCAGATGATGTAGGTGTGGTTCAGGTAGGTAAAACTGCTGACTTCCGTACAGCATTTGAATTAGTTAATGTATTAGAGAAAAGATTATCAGAAGCTTTCCTCATTCTCAATGTGAGACAGTCAGAAAGAACTACTGCAGAAGAAGTTCGTATGACTCAAATGGAATTAGAACAACAGTTGGGTGGACTATTTAGTTTACTTACAACTGAATTTTTAATACCATATCTTAATAGAAAAATGCATACTCTTCAAAGGAGTAAGCAAATTCCTGCTGTTCCTAAGAATTTAGTTAAACCTACTATTGTAGCAGGTATTAATGCACTAGGAAGAGGACAGGATAGAGATGCATTAGTTCAGTTTGTAACAACTATTGCACAGACTATGGGGCCAGAGGCATTACAAAGATTTATTAATCCAGACGAAGCTATCAAACGATTAGCTGCAGCTCAAGGTATTGATGTACTAAACCTTGTTAAGAGCATGGAACAGATGCAACAAGAACAAGAACAACAGCAGTCACAGATACAACAGCAAGAACTACTTAAACAAGCTGGTCAATTTGCTAGTGCTCCTGCAATGGACCCTTCTAAAAACCCTGAAGCTATACCAGCAATGCAAGCAATGGCTGGAGCTATGGGTGGACAACCACCACAACCTCAAGAATAAGCACCTATGGGAGAAACAATTACATATGATGCCGCTACAGATACGGTATCAACTGAAGGTTCACTGACTGCAGACGAGCAAGACTCTCTGCAAGTTGGTGAAAAGATGATGGCAGAGCAAGAAGGCTTGCTTGCTGGAAAATATAAATCATCAAAAGATTTAGAAAAAGCTTACCTTGAACTTCAAAAGAAACAAGGTGAGCAATCTAATTTAGGTAAACTAGATCAGGAAACTACAGAAGAAGTTACTCAAGAAGAACCTCAGTTTACACAAGAAGATTTCTATGCTGAAGATGGTAGTGTCAACTATGAGACTGCTACTGAAGTATATGGAGATCAAGTTACTAAACAGTTTAAAGATAATGGTATAGATCCATTTAAAATGAATGAGTATTTTGTTGAGAACAACGGAACACTCACTGATGAGATGTACACTGATCTTAACAAGGCTGGTTTTAATAAAGCTATGGTTGATTCATACCTTGAAGGTGTGCGTAACCAAGTTGGTTTTGAAACAGCTCAAACTGAATCTGCTCCCATGTTATCAGACACAGAGGTAGCAGAAGTACATTCTATAGCTGGTGGTAAACAAGGTTATGAACAGTTAATGGCATGGGCTAGTGATAATATATCAGATGCTGATGCTAAAAACTTTGATGAAGTAGTTGAAACAGGTAATAAAGCTGCTGTGACATTTGCAGTTAAAGCACTATTTGGACAATACGAAGATGCAGTTGGACGTGACTCTAACTTGGTAACAGGTAAGGCTACCCCAGCTGATGTCTATAGAAATATGGCACAGGTTGTTTCAGATATGAATGACCCACGTTATGATAGAGATGAAGCATTCCGTGATGATGTCCAAGAAAAACTAGCACGATCTAATCTTAAAGTATAGTTATGCCAAAAGGTAAAGGTACTTACGGTACAAAAAAAGGAAGACCACCTAAGAAAAAAGTCATTACAGGAGGAAAGAAAATTGGTTTATGATCCACTTAGAAAAAGTCACGGAGCTTTTGACAAAGCTGTTAAAGACGCTAAAGGTGACGTACAAAAACTAAAGGATGCAGTAAAA